ATCATTGCAGGTGCGACCCCAAGATTATGAGGTATATCTCTTCCGTTTACACCATTCCCTGTATACGTCACAACATCAAAAAACTTAGGGGCTTTCCGAAATGTCCAACTGACGTACTCAGTTCCATAACTCGCATTAGTTCCATTTTCAAAAAGGTTTGCTCCTAACGTAAAACCATTAGAGTTAAAGGATTGTAACCCATCAGACTGAGTAGATGCTGCGTTAGTGCTAGCAGTACCTCCAAAAATACGACCTCCATTTGGGCCTGTTCCACGTGCTGTATCATAAATAGTGTGGAACGCACTAGAGCTTCCATCTCTAGATTTTAACCAAACCAAACCACCTTCACCACTAAGGTCAATGCCGTTATTAATTGCCTGGTTAGCACCAGTTCCGTCATACAAGAACGTTGAAAAAACTTCATCTACATCAAGAGTTGCACCTCCTGCACCTGCAGATGCTTGTTGCATCATTTTTGCAATCTTACTCATTCAATATTATCCTGCTGCGTCAATTGCTAGAGCACCGTACCAGTTAGTGCCACCGTCTACTGTATAAAATACAAGCACGTCAGTCTCACCTGATGCAGGAGCATCTGGGGCTGTAGCACCTGCAAAGTCTACAGAGTTTGGATATGTTATAGTATGTGATCCACCTGATGTTAGTTTAAGTGTAAAACCAAAAGCTGTACCAGATGTAGGTGCATTACTAAATGTAAAGGTAGTGTTACCTGATGTAGTCAAAGCAAAGTTATTACCTGATCTACAATCTACAGTTACAGATGTTCCTGATAAAGAAGTATACTCTTCACCATAGGCTGATACTTTAATATTACCATTTACAGATGCAATACTACCTACTTGACTACTATCTTTAAAAATAGCTATTACATCACCATCACTTGAAAGTCGATTAGCTTGAATAGGAGGTATTGCACTTGCAGTAAGATCATGCGAACCATCATGGTAAATAGTATGCCCTGCTGTACTAAAAGTTGTAACAGATTTGCCAACTAACAATCGCCCAGTACTGTCTATGCGCATACGTTCTGTGTCGTTTGTGCTAAACGCCATAAATGCATTTTCACGATTGATAAAATAAGAATTACCTTGGTAGCTTGCAATACTAAGACCATCATTATTGCCAGAGCCAGATGTGTTGTCAGTTAACTGTAATCCACCACCGTTGCCTGCTCCATGAACATGCAAGTTTCTAGCCCAACCTGGATTTCCTGGAGTAACTCCAATGCCAACATCACCACCACTTACGATGCGGAGTCTCTCTGAGCCAGAGACACTAACCCTAGCATATTCTCCACCAGAATATGTATCACCTGTAATTTCCAGAAAACTTCTTTGAGAACCATCCCCTGCAAGTCTTAGCCAACCTGCGCTATTTCCGTTGAGATAAACCCCATTGGTTGAGCTATAGCTTGAGAGAGATTTGTCAGTGGAAAACAAACCTGTGCTATAATCAAGAACTACGCCATCAGCCGTGGCGTTGCCAGTTACGTCAATACCTGTAGCTGATGTCGCTATTTTAGCTGCATTGTTATGGTAAAGAGTTACTGCGCCATCTTCCACAAACGTTGCCATTGTTTCTGATGCAGAACTCATAAGATTAATGTCATCAGACTTGATGGAAAGCGCACCTGTTACGGTGTTATTAATAAAACTATTAGAACCATCATGGAAAATCTGTAAATCAGACCCTGCGCCAAATATGGCTTTGTTACTGTCGCCAAGCGTAATGTTACCAGTAAGCGTACCACCTGATAGCTGTAAGTATCTCGCATCTGATTGTGTTTTAGTGTAGTGATCTGATAAAGTAAATGTACCATAAGCTACAATATCAACAATATCATTTACTGCAGCACCAGAGGCAAGGACTACACTTGTACCGTTAGTTGCTGTAAAGTCAGTACCTACTAATAATTTAACACCGTTGAGATAAACATCTACATAACCAGAATCATACGTAGATGCAAAGGTAGTTTGACCTGCAGTAGCTGTGTAAGTATTACGAGAAGATGTACCATTGACAGATGAACCTGCAGAAGTCCAAGCACCACCACTAGTTCTAACATTCATAATATCTGTAGTGCTGTTAAAATAAAGTGCACCAGTAACTAAAGCATCTCCATCATTGTCTACAGTTGGAGCAGAAGACTTAGCACCAAGGTATCTGTCATCAAATGAATCGTAAGAAGCTGCTGCAGAGGTTGCACTAGAAGCTGCTCCAGTTGCACTTGATGCTGCTGCAGTAGCACTTGAAGCAGCAGCAGTGGCAGAACTTGCAGCAGCCGTAGCTGATGTTGCTGCAGCAGTAGCTGATCCAAGTACACCGTCAACGTATGTTTTAGTTGTGAGATCAGCATTGTTAGTAGGTGTGTAGGTAGTAGTAATCTTTGCACTACCCATGTCAATAGCACCTGTTAGAGTACCACCTGCTAACGGTAAGAATGTATCTGTTGTGTACTTCTTGGTTGCTGCGTCTTGATCTGCTGTAGGATCACCCAAGCCTGTAATCTTGCTTGTACCCATAGCTATAGCACCACTCATTGTACCACCTGCTAGTGGTAATTTAGTAGCTATACTATTTGTAATAGTTGTACTAAAACTTGCGTCATCACCTAATGCTGCAGCTAGTTCGTTTAGTGTGTTTAGTGTACCTGGAGCAGAGTCAACAAGTGCAGATACTTCTGTGTCCACATAATTTTTCGTGGCAGCATCTTGTGCATTACTTGGATCTGTAACGTTAGCAATTGTTGTACCTGTAACGTCTAGTGTGCCGTTGACTGTCACATTGTTAAACGTAGATGCACCAGAACCTGCAGTTACGTTTCCTGTCAGATTACCTGTTACATCACCAGTGACATCACCTGTTAAATCTCCTGTGACGTTACCTGTAACTGCACCTACAAGGCTTGTTCCTGTAATAGTTGTACCTGTTATAGCTGCAGCAGTGCTACCTCCAATAATAGCACCGTCAATAGTACCACCATTAATATCAGCAGTTGCTAATGTAGCTTGTCCAGTTGTTGATACAGTTGTAAAACTACCTGCAGCAGCACTACTAGCACCAATAATTGTACCATCTATGTTACCACCATTTATGTCTGCAGTAGTTACAGTTGTTGTACCAGAGGCTGTTAAATCTGTAAATGTACCTGCACCTGCAGATGCTGCACCTATAGTGACACCATCAATTGCACCACCGTTAATATCAACAGTAGCGTGAGTAGATGTACCTGTAGAAGTAAGATTAGTGAATGTACCTGCAGCAGCCGTTGTGTTACCAATGGTGGTATTATCCATAGCACCAGAGTTAATGTCAGCAGAGGTAATAGTAGCTGTACCTGTAAGAGCAGTTGTACCAGTTACTGCTAATGTGCCACCCATTGTAACATTACCTGTAACACCAAGAGTACCGCCTACAGTAGCATTGCCTGATCCTGCTATTGTAGTAAAGCTACCTGCTGCTGCTGTAGTTCCACCTATTGTTACTCCGTCTATTGAACCACCATCTATGTCTACAGAGTCTAAATAACCTACGCCATCAATGTATAAGTCTTTAAATTCTAAACTAGATGTACCAAGGTCAATGTCATTATCTGTTACAGGAACAATAGCACCATCTTGAATACGTATTTGCTCCACTGCAGCAGAAGATACCTCACTAAAGAAGCCTATACGATTGTTAGATGTATCTATTACAACTTTGTTTAGTGCATCACTGTCAGCTATCAGAGGTACGTAAGCACCTTCGGTAGAACTACCATCATGTTTGTGTCCACCTGATAAAAGAAACGCATCTCGTAGAGCATTATACTCTGCGTTTACTGGTGCAGCTTTAATAACCGCATTAGCGATAATATCGGCTGCTGATTGTCTTGAATAACCTGCCATGTTATAACCTGTCTCCTACCCCAAATGTTACCACTAAACCTTGGATACTGTGTGATGCATTCGTATCGTTTGTTACATATTTAAAAGCTACTGACTTACCTGAACCTGAAACATTTGTACGTTTTACAGGAGCAGGGTTTCCGTCAAATACCGCTGTGCTATTATATAAAGCCTCGTTATAGTAAGCTGCAGCATTTTGTGTTGTTAAAATAAAGTTAGTTGGACCTAAAGTATTAAAGTCTTCGTAGTCATACAACACAGACATTGTTAGTTCGTTATCACCCTCAGAACGTAAATATGTAGCTACATTATAGAATATTTTACGTTGTTCTGGGTCTTGCATATAATAAAAAGGAGTTTGAAAAATACTAAATATATCAGTTCCATTAAAACTAGTACCTTGCTCTTGCCTATGAACTTTACCTGTACTATCTCCATGTATTACAAATTCATTTTGACCTATGTAACCACTATCTGCACAGGTAGCCTCTAACCCCAATAACTGCCCAAACTCAAAGCCTAGCTGCCCTGTTTGACTGTTTTGCCTAAACCCTGCAATAATACCTTGAGAATCTGCAGCTGCAAAAAAGAATCTTACCTGTGATTTTTGGTGAATAATAACACTTGATAGTCCTTCAAGGTCAATATCAAAAACAATGTCTGTAAAGATAGACTGAATATTTTTTGACATTGATTCAAGATTAACGTCACCAATTTTGTTTGTACCTGAAATAGGTCTTAGACCATCTTGTGATAAAAACAGTAAGTCACCTGCTATTTCTACCACACTATCTGAAGCTAAACATCCAAGATCATCTGTTACTTCTTCTAGTACAAAATTAGCTATATTGTTTCCCGACAGTCTTTTAATATTAGTAGTACCAAATATATAAAGTTGGTCACGAAAAGATTTAATAGCTACGATTGGAAAACCAACATTAATTACCCCTGCACCATTTGCTACACTAAAGTCTGTTTCTGCACTAGGAGCACTAAAAAATAATTTAGTTGGATGTGCAGGATCACCTGCTAAAAACAAATGATTTTGAAATATTGCAGAAAACTTAGGGTCAGTAGGGGCACTACTGTGAGTAATCTGGGTGTACGTAGTTCCATCATACGTAGCTGCAGGATTTATACCATCTGTTAATACTACTTTTGGACCACTAAAATTATATCTTGTAAATCTAACTTTAGTTACACCTACCATTGTAGGAGAACCTGCAGTCGTTACTGCATCCCAAGCTGAACTAGAGTTATTCCATTTGTGTAAGTAATTGTTGCCTGACGATGGTTTTCTACAAGCTAGTATACCATCATTAATACCGTCAGCTACACAAACACCTAAAACATTTCCTGTTCCTGTAACTGTACCAAAAGAGTTGGTAAAGCCACTCATACGCCTATAACCACCAGTAACAGCAGGTTCATAGTTTACAAGAAGTGTGGCAGAGCCAGGTTGTCTCTCACCTTGAGATAGCACATCCCTGTTAGTATTTAGTCCACCTTCACAGTAGACTTTAAAAGAAGCTAAATTATCTGGCATTATACAATACTGCTAATAGTGTTACTAAATGATTTGTTTCTCTGTATTACTGTTGATCTAACATCTAGTGGATCATCCATAAGCACTCGTCTCATAGATCTTATACCATTCTCAAAGTTTTGTTGGTGCATAGCAGCACTCTGATCATTAGATCTAAATCTCATTAGGTACATCATAGCACCATCAATAAGTACATGGTTAAATCTATCAGGTATTACAGAAACATCATTAAAAGCTGTTAAATCATTAGGAAATGAAAAGTATACGTATTCTACTTCATAACTGTTATCTGGAACAGGTGTTACACCAAACTTTGCTTCTAGTGTTTGATATACACGTTGTGGTGCTGAGATTCCAGAACCTGCATCTCCCTCATCGTCTAATCCACGAAATCTTTGAGTATATTCCTCAAATGATATAGTAGGAAGAAAACTAGGTGTATTACCTGCAGATCCTAATTTCTTTATATAAAAAGTATCCCAATCTACAGAAGCAAAATTAGCAGGAAAGGCATACTGCCTAGTACCTGCTGTTAGTGTCTGTGTATTTGTTGTTTTTAGGAAAGGGAACTCTTGTCCTGTTTGTACTATATTTCTAATGGAGTTATTAATAGCATCTTTAGCAAGTGCTTGAACATTACGTACTGAACCAAAGCCATCTCCTGCAGTGTCTAACGTCACTTCGTTTAGACGAACAAGAAGCTGATTAACTAGTGTTACATAAGTTGCCATGAAAAAATCCCTTAGATAAGCTTAAAGGGGCAAGTTTCCCTGCCCCTTAAGTTAGTTATGCAAGTGCATCACGATCTACTTCATTAGCAGTACCGTCATTACCTATATCTGTGCAATCCATCATCCATGCCCAAATTCGGATCTTGCCTGTAGTAACAGCACCACCAGACAATGTTGCAATTGTCATGTCGATGTTATCATCAGCTACAGCCATTAATGGTTGGAATGCCGCAGGGTTTTGAGTAACAACTCCTGCTGCAGATGTTCCATCAAATCCATCTACAAAACAATCGGCATCAGCCCCTGTTCCTAGATCTAGAGTTAATGTAGAACCGTCAGAAGCTGTATCAACTTCCATACCTGCATTAAGAATCATAGTTCCTTTTTTGACAGCAATTACTGGAACGACATCAGATGCTGCAAGAGCAGAACCTTTGTCAGACAAAGCAGTTGCTAGATTCAAAACAGTTTGAACCATGTAGGGTTTTCTACCTGGGTTAGCATTGGCTCCCCGAGCAGACTGAAGTGTATTATCACCTAAAGCCATAATTCAATCTCCCCTTACGCTGCGTTATATTTAGCAGTTACGATTGCTTCTGGACGAAGAATCTTTCTGCCGTATAGATGCATACCACGAACGATGTCAGCAAAGCTGTCAGGATCACGATATGTTTCAGTCTTACTGATCTGCTCGGCAGTTGCTACTGCTGAGTCATGACCTGCAACGATCACACCAAAGTTAGTGTTCTGGTTTGCAGAACCTGCAGTTCCTGAACCTGTACCTACGTGAGGAAGGTTTGAGGAAGTATAGAGTCTGAAGCCATGCATGTTGTTCAGTACTAGACCATTGCGTAGAGCACCTGATTCACCGTAATCAGCGTTTAAGAATCGAGAATCCTCATCGGCTAAGATTTCCATGAATACTGGGTCAACTACGAGCCACCTACCTTGTGAATCAACTTGTTGTTGATCCAACAAACGCTTCATGCGTGATATAATCATCGCAGGAGAAACAGTTGCTGTTGGTAGTGCAGTTGCACCTGGTAAACGTGCTGCTACAGGAATTGAGTGATATCCTGCAGAAGAG